TCCAAAACATTCTGGAGTCAAGCTGCATTAGGTCGAGCGGGCTGATTCCCGTTTCTACGGCGATCCATGCGATTCGCCAGTGGTAGGAATCTTCGCCCAGCCCTACGAAGCTTTTGGGTCGGAACTAACTTCCTCTATGGTTTCCACCCAAGCCTCAAAGTCTAGGCTTGTGACCTTAGTCCTTTTGGCTGCGTGCCAAGCTAGGAAATAGATGTAAGTCATCTTAGGGTCTTGGTTCAGACGACTTACACCTATCTCAAACTTAGCCTCAAATGCAACGATGTCGGCCGGTGAGGTTACTACCTCCGCCTTAGTGCCGTCAGCGTAAGTGATGTGTAGGTTGGTTTGCATTTAGTTTCCTTATGCTGTTGCGCGAGTTACCGATCCGCTGGTTGGCCAGGTAACGCTCAAGGTAGCTAGGTCGCCTACGTTGCTGGCGAATGGCTGGTACTGGGTTACTAGGCAGTTTGCGGTGTAGGTAGGGTTGGTTGCTCCGACTGCTGCGCTGGTTGGCTTGACTACGACGGTTGCCTGAGTTCCCAGTAGTGGGAATAGGGTTGCGTCTACCGAAGCAGCACCGAAGTCCTGGTGGAAGTCCAAAGTAACCGAACCGTCCTTTAGGCCACCGATGCGAGTTCTGAAGCCAGAACCGAATGCGGTTGTGTCCTGTTCCTCGGCTGTGATGTCGAGGGTAACTGCGGCCAAACTTGAGCTGAAGTCTGACCCGTTGATCGTGATGCTGTAGTCAGTTGCTACGAACTTGGCCACGAGTTTCTCCTTTATTCTGCGTAAACTGTAACCGCAAAGTCTGCGGCTATGTAAGTTGCCTCACCCAATAATACCGCACCAACGTTTGTCATTTCGACTACGCGCACGTCTGCAACGACTCCGCCGAGGGTTCGGTCGGACTCAATTGCTTCCTTTACGGATGATGCTCCCGAGGTGCTGGCATAGGCATCTAGCCTCTCCTGCGCTCGGCCCTCAGTCACCCTTGCAACGATGACTGAAACTATGAATGAGTAGGTTGTAAGTCCGCCTTGAAATGCCGTGTCGTAAGAGACGTTGCCCATCTGCACTACGGCTTGCGGAGGGTTAGGACTATCTGGAACCTCAGCCGACGTTCTTAGCCCGCTAATAGTTTGCAGGTTAGTAGCGATGCCGTCGCGAATCTGAGTGATGGTTGGCATTAGGCTGCGCTGACCTTTTTGTAAGGCATAACCAAAGCGTCCACGTCTGGATCGAGCTTGCCGACTCGGATTGCACCGAGGTCGCCAAACCCTGCTACACCGAGCGGTGAGTCGTAACGCTTGAACTGCCTCATGGCTAGAAGGATCGTCGCTTGCTTGATTGCAACCGGCACGCTCGTCCATCCCCAAGTTCCGGTCACCTGGACTGTAGCTTCGTTGCTGTTAGTCGTTGAGGTTGTCCAGATTGGGAATAGGTAATCACCGATGGCCTTGATGTCGGTGAACGGCGAGTAGGCTCCGCCGACCTTTCCGTTCAAGGGATGCAACTCGTAATCGGTCGTCTCCCAAGTCACGTCAAAGTTGCCGTCGGCAGCCGAGGAAGTCTTGAGGGTTGTCAGTGTGGCGAGGTCGTCAATCTCGCAACTATAAGGATCGGTTGGCAGGAATACGCGAGTTGCGCTTCCGGCGTTGTAGAAAATTCTGTCAGTCGCGCCGTCAATCTGTCGGCTTGCAGCTTCTACGCTTAGCTCTAGTAGTGCGTCGTCTACGGAGTCGGTAATACGTAGTGCAGCCTTGATGTCACTAAGCGTGCAGTATCCGTTAGTAATGGCCATGTCTCTAGTCTACCGCTATGCGTCGCTTGATCTCCGTTGAGCTAATGCCCCATGAGTAGGGTATGTACGCTAAGCCGATGCCATGTTCGTCTAGCCAATCTGTAGTAAATTGCATTTGCTTGTAGTAATCTTTCTTAGCCCAGTCCGAGCCGATTACTATTAGGTCTGGTTTGACTGCAAGTATCGACGGCTTGGAGTCAGCACCTCCGTGATTTGGAATTACACAATCTACGTATCGGCAAGCAAGCAATACGGCTTCACGTTCTTGGTATGTCATCACCGGCGGCTTGCCTTTGTAGTTCTCTATGAAGTCGTCGGTATTGAGTGCGACGGTCACTTCTCCCAGTTCTTTGCACTTCCGTAATAGCTCTACGTGACCGGCGTGTAGCAAGTCAAAAGTTCCGCCAGTATAGATTTTCAGTCCCATCTATTTTCCCTTCGTACATCTAGGCTCCAGCCGTGAACGCTGTAGTCGTCCTCGGCAATTTTGCGCCTGTATCTATTTTCATTAGCTACCCAAGTCCTAGCATTTTGTTGTAGGAAATTTTGACGGGTAGTCATTGGTTCATGATGAATCCTGGCGCTTAGTTGTTTGATTTCCACTCCAGCATTCGTGATACGGCGTTCGTAATCGTTGTCATCAAAATAAATCGGATAAAACGCTTCATCATAAAGACCAGCGCGACGTACGCAACCTTCTCCAAAGATAGGTGCTGCCCAGGGTGTTTGTTCAATGTGTACGAAATTCAATGCCTCAGTATCAACTTCGCGCTCAATGGTTTCTAGTGCTCCGCTTGCAAACCAAGCATCATCATTTACCAAAACCCAATAAGGCGCGTAGGGCGTGGACTTGATAACCAAATTCCATGCTCCAACTAAGCCAAGTCCAAATGGAACCTCAAGATGCCAGAGATGGTTTACTAGCTTTGGTTTTTCAGGCTGCCAAGTTTGTGTGCCAGAATTATTGACAATGACTAAGTGATCAACTGGGTAATCTATAGAACCCATAAGTCGCTCAGCTAAATCAAAGCGCGTTATGGTTGCAAACCCGACTACTGGAATCAACTAAACTTCTCCGACCAAAAAGGCTTCCAATAGTTATCCCAAACGAAGTCCACGTCAAACTGCTTAGCAAATGTTATGGCTTCCTGAGATGCGCCCTTCGGTGCATCGTGCGCTTCCTTGAGTGCCTCGACCATTGACTGCACGAACGGGATAGAGAAGAACGCTTGCTGCGCCTCGTCCCAGAATGGTTGCCCGCCTACAATCCACGAGTCTGGCCCTGCTAGGTCTTGCGTGGCAGCGAATCCCGAGGTGATGACGCGAGTTCCGCACGCCTGAGCCTCCACTACGGGCACGCCAAAGCCTTCACCATAGGAACACCCTAGAAGCACGTCCGAGGCCGTGTAGACGGCACTGAGGAACTCCTGCGGGTATCCCGTTCTTAGGATGTCGCTATCTGCCATCAAAACGCAGCTCTGATCGAGTCCGCAAGCCTTGAGCAACTTAGGCAGGTCGAAACCTCCAAACGCTTTATTTGGCTCCATGTGCAGGTAGAGATAACTGTTCGGGTATTGCTTGCGGAACATTCCGAACGCGAGGAACTGCTCGGCCAGAGCTTTTCGGTGGATTTGACCGTTGGCTTTGTTGGCTTGCACAATGGAGACTAGGAAGGCATCCTCGGGCACTTGTAGATACTCGCGAGTCGGCATTCCTTCATAAGTATCGGTTGGTTTGAATACTTTGGTATCAACGGCGTGAGGAATGTAGGTCGAGTCGATGCCGGCTTCATCTAGCTGACGCTTGCCGTGAGGACTCATAGCGATAGGCGTTACCTGGTCGCGAAGTAGAAACTTAGCAACTAGCGGTGGCAGCGTGATGTGATCGAGCGGAACCCAGCTAATAATTTCCCCATCGAACTTTAGGTTGTTGTAAACCCATACGTCGTAGAGCGTGAATAGATAGGACTTGAGTTCGGGAAACGCCTTAGTAAAGTCCTTATGCCAAAGCTGCATGACATCTTCGCTGTAAAGAACTTGACCGCGAGGGTAATGCTTTACGTCGCCGTGCTTTGTGCGGATTGTGTCTACTCGACCTTCGAGGCCGTAGTTAGATAAGTTTGCGACCTTTACGCCGTGCTTGAGAAGTTTCTCCGCTAGGTACTTGCCCTGCACGCCGTAGCCGGTACTAGAACCGATTGAGTTTGACGCAAGTGAGACTGCGCCTTTGAATTTGTAGGTTGCCATGTCTTTACCCTAGCAAAAAAAAGACTGGCCCTCCGCAACCTACAACGGAGAGCCAGTCGGCTTTTGTGGTAACGACTAAGCGTGTACCAGGTACTTCACGTGGCTTGCGTGCGTAAGATTTCCATCGAATCTGTAGGTGAATCTGTACGCCGTAACATCGTTTGCGAAATACGCATCTGATGACGTTGCAACCTCAAGACCGGTGGTTACGATCTTGTAGCTTGGGAAGTGACCGAATAGTACGGACTTGGCACCAGTGCCTACGTCAGCCATTGCTGGGTTCTCAAAGATTGGGAATCCTGCAAAGTTGTCTGGCGCAGAAACGTTTACCGTGTAGAGGTACTGGTTGTTGTCGTCCTTGAGCTTCCTCATAACGCCTACGGTCTGAGTGTTAGCCATGTAGCCAACGCCAGGTAGACGACGAGCTGCTCCGTCGAGTGAGAACTGAAGGTCGATCAGTTGGTCAGCGGTGAAGGTGGTTGTGCCACCGGTTACACCGGAACCTGCTGCGCCTACGATTCCCTGAACCTCGGTCGAGCCGGTGCCAACGGTCGCAAGATCGTTGATCTTAAAGCCGATGGCGTTACCAGCCTGCTCTGCGATTACGGACTCAATGTCAAATCCGGCATCGCTGAGTAGTTCGTTCGCAATTTGAACGGTAAAGCCCACCTTTTTTGGCGAAAGCAAGATGCTATCAAAAGTTGGATTTGACTCTGCAATTGCGGAACCTGCTGCGTACTGGGTTGCAGTCGAGTAAGCAGTGTAAGTAGGGATGCGAAGTGACTCGCCGCTAGTGCGGGTTATCACGTCGGAAATGTCTAGCATTGGGCCTACGAGCCTTGCTAATCCGTAGACCTGGTCTAGAAATCCGACTGGAACGGTAGCGGTTGCTGGAACCAGCGCGCGCTTTTCGTGGTTGAATGTGTGTGAACGCATTTCTCCCGATGCCATAGCACGGAAAATAGCTGCGTCATCACGCTTTTCTTCTGCTGGAACAAAGCCCTTAGCAGCCTCAGCTACCTCAAGCTTGCGCTCCTCTGCACGCTGAGCAACGGAGATAGCCTCAGCAGCACGATCCATGTCGGCTTCGATGCGGCTAATCTTCTCAAGCTCTGCGGAGTCCAGAGAACGTGACTCGGCCTCAGCCGACTCGATAACGTCCTTCATCTGCTCGTACAGGTTTGCGCGGAGTTCCTGCTGGGTCTTGATGAACTCAGACAATGTTTTCTCCTATTAGTTAGTTATTCGTAATGTGGCGCTAACGCTCAACAAACACGGCAGAGCTAACTCACTTCCGTTATGTCAATTCTAACTTATGAGATGCAGGCAAAAAGAAACCCTCCGGCCCAAGAGTAAACCGGAGGGAAGAAACGCAGCTTGGCAGCGACGCTACAAGGGGGCTTAGCGCGTTTCGGCTGGCTTGGTTACACGCGTTTCTTTTTTCGCAGGCCGCTCGAATGGCGTGCCGTCCTGAACCATCCCGTCGCCGTCGCCGTCTTTGGCTTCCAGCTTGTAAGGGGTAGGTGAGTCAATTGAGACAATTGCAGCAGCCCAGCTATTGGCCATGTCCGCTATAGGGCCGCTAGTAGGGTTTCCTGCTACGTCAAGGATTGTCGCTTTGATTTGTTCAAACGTAGCCATTAGAGAACCTTCTGTAGAAGTTCGAGTTTCTTTTTCTTGAGTGCGAGCAATGCTAGACCTGGGTCGTCCGCTGGGACTTCCTCGGCTTCTGGCATTGGGCTAACTGAGTCGATCACCTTTGTTAGCAGGTTAC